AGTCAGATCAAGGTTCTTTCGTTTAGTGAAAAGAATGATTGGACATTAGAAACCAAATATAACATAGGTAAAAAGAAAGAATCCTAATGGAAAAGTTCAAGTCTTTCATTACTGAAGCAAAAGAGGAAGATTATAAGATAGTCGTTCTTTCCGTTCAGCATGGTGATAATGCGATCACTGTTAAACGTATAAAGGAAGAGGCCGATAAACTAAAACTTTCTCATTATGCTATAAACATGGATGGTGCTTATATATCATATGATGATGGTACATACACAATTTATGAATTGGGTGATGATAAAGGATTTGAAATTTCTTCTTATGATACCGTTGTTTTTGTACGAGGTACTCCAACAAAAGACAGCTCATTAAATTTAATTTCTGAATTAGAAAAGATTGGTGTCTGTGTTGTTAATAGTAGAACTAATATTTCTACATCAGCAGATAAGTATCGTACTTACATTAAATTAAAAGATTATGGTTTAACTCAACCCAAAACTGTTTTGGTGCCAAATGAAGATTCTTTAGAAACTGCTGTTGAAAATTTAAATACAAAGTTTCCTATTATCATGAAAACTTTGCGTGGTTCAAAAGGTGTTGGTGTTCTTTACATTGAATCTGAAAGAGCATTATCTTCAATTGTGCAGTTGATGTACAAGACAGACTCAAATGCTGACTTACTAATTCAAGAGTATATCAAAACAGACTTTGATGTTAGGGTTATGATTCTTGATGGTCAGGTGATAGCTACAATGCGAAGAGAAGTAGTGAAAGGAGACTTTCGGTCAAATTTCTCTCAGGGGTCAAAAGTAAAACCATATAAGTTAACAGAATTAGAAATAGAACAAGTACTTCTTGCATCTAAAGCTTTAGGTGGTATTTTGAGTGCTGTTGATTTCATTGCTTCCAAGAATCCTCAAAAAAATCCTCCATATATTTTAGAGGTAAACAGTTCGCCTGGAACAGAAGGTATTGAAGAAGCAAATAATAAAAATATTGTAAAAGGTATTTTGGAACATTTTAGAAATCCAGCTATGCGTTATAAAGTACCAACTCAATGCGGCTATGAAGAAGTAGTTAATATTGAAAACTTCGGCGAGATGGTTGCTAAATTTGATACAGGTAATCCTGTGTTGTCAGTTCTTCATGCTGAGAATATTGCAATAAAAGGAAAGAAAATTACTTTCTCTTTAAATGGAAAAACAATAACTACAAATTTGGAGAAAACATATACAGTTGATACTGGTGGTGGAGAGGATGAACGTCCAGTTATAAAACTCGATATGGAATTTGCTGGTACATTATATAAAGATGTTATGTTTGGTTTAAATGACAGAACAGAAATGGGCACAGATATTTTGTTAAACAGATACACTATGAACCGTTTCAATGTCATGGTTAATCCTCAAAGAAAATATATCGTAACCACCAAATTTGTCCTTGACAAATAGCTCTAAAGGTGATATAGTTATTACATGAATTTCTACACAAATGTTCTTCAGTGGGGCAACAATCTTCTTGTTCGCGCTGTTATTAATAATAAACGTGAAAATTTTAGAGTACGATATTCCCCCACACTTTATGCTCCAGTAGAGAAGAAAACTCCATACAAAAATCTTGATGGTGGTTATGTCACTGATTTGACATTCCCCACCATGAAAGAAGCTAAGGCCTGGGTTGAAAATCATAAATCTCAACCAGAACTTATCTGTGGAAATACTCAATATCCTTACGCTTACATTGCTGACAATTACAAGGGCAGGGTTGAATGGGATTTAGAGAAACTTCTCATAGTCACAATTGATATTGAGGTTCAATGTGAAAACGGCTTTCCTTCACCAGAACTTGCTGAAGAAGAACTTCTATCTATCACCATCAAAAATCACCAGAGCAAACGCATTGTTGTTTGGGGCATTGGTGATTTTAAAACAGATCGTGAAGATGTAACATATGTAAATTGTGAGAGTGAAGTACATCTACTAAAAGAGTTTCTTGTGTTTTGGGAAAAGTATTGTCCTGACATTGTGACGGGCTGGAACACTGAATTCTTTGATATTCCATATGTTTGCAACCGTATCAAGAAGTTGTTTGGAGAAGAAGAACTAAAACGTCTGTCGCCGTGGGGTGGAGTAAAGGATAGAGTATTTTATCGGATGGGCCGTGATCATCAGATATATGATATACAAGGTGTTGCTGCACTAGATTATTTTGATCTATATCGCAAGTTCACATATTCTGCTCAGGAGTCATATCGGTTAGATCATATTGCATTTGTTGAATTGGGTGATCGTAAAGCAGGAAATCCTTTTGATACTTTTCGTGAATGGTACACTAAAGATTATCAGTCTTTTATTGAATACAATATTCAAGACGTTGAGCTTGTCGATAAATTAGAAGACAAGATGGGACTTATCCAATTATGTTTAACTATGGCTTACGATGCCAAAGTCAACTATACAGATGTTCTTGGTTCAGTTCGTTATTGGGATATTCTGATATACAATTATTTGCGTGAAAAGAATATTGTCATTCCACCAAAACGTAATTCACAAAAGGTAGAAAAATTTGAAGGTGCATATGTAAAAGACCCTATTGTTGGTATGCACAAATGGGTTATGAGTTTTGATTTGAATTCTCTATATCCACATTTGATTATGCAATATAATATTTCACCAGAGACACTTGTGCCTAGTGAAATAAAAGAAGGACTGGTTGATAAGATACTTGATGGTAAGATTAGAAATACCACTGATTATTGCATGACTCCCAATGGTGCATTCTTCCGAAAAGACAAACGAGGATTTTTGCCAGAAATAATGGAGACTATGTACAATGATCGTACAAAATACAAAAGACTTATGCTCGAGGCTAAGCAACAGTATGAGGACACTAAAGACCCCCAGCTCCTCAAAGATATTTCTAGATACAACAACATCCAAATGGCAAAGAAGATATCTCTCAATTCGGCATATGGTGCTATTGGGAATAGTTGGTTTCGCTATTTCGATCTTATGGTCGCTACTGCAATTACAACTTCTGGTCAGCTATCTATTCGATGGATTGAAAAGTCTCTTAACATCTACCTCAATAAACTCTTGGAGACAAAAAACGAGGACTATGTTATCGCATCTGATACCGACTCAGTTTACATTACTTTTGACAAATTGGTTGATAGGGTGTTTAAGGGTGGAGGAACACCTGAGAAAATTACCGATTTCTTGGACAAGGTTGCAAGTGAGAAGCTGGAACCTTTTATTCTCAAAAGTTATACGGCTCTTGCTAAAACTATGAATGCCTATGAACAAAAGATGAAAATGTCAAGAGAGGTGATTGCTGACAAAGCAATCTGGACTGCAAAGAAAAGATATATTTTGAACGCATGGGATATTGAAGGTGTTCGTTATAAGACACCTCAACTCAAGATCATGGGTATCGAAGCAGTCAAGTCATCAACTCCAGCTGTATGCAGACAAAAGATTAAGGATGCACTAAACATTATCATGACGGGTGATGAGAAAGAATTGAATAGTTTTATTCAAGAGTTTCGTGATGAATTTATGAACTTGCCTCCAGAAGATATTGCATATCCTCGCTCGGTAAATGGACTTAAAAAGTTTTCATCGTCCAATGGTATGTTTGCAAAGGGCGCTCCTATTCATTGTAAGGGAGCCATACTTTATAATCATCTGGTGAAGAAACACAAGATGTCAAATAAGTATCCTCTTATACAGGAAGGAGATAAGATTCGTTTTCTGCACATGAAACAACCTAACATCTATACTTCAAGTGCATTTTCATTTTTAACTTCTTTCCCAAAAGAACTTGACATTCTTGATCGAATAGACTATGATGAACAATATACTAAATCATTTGTAGAACCGTTAAGGACTATAACTGAGAAGATACTGTGGAAGATTGACGACAGCTATGGCACACAAGGAACTCTAGAGGATTTTTTTTAAAAAAGGTACTTGCCTTTTATACGAAAGCCGTATATTATATAAGAATAATCAATATTGATTATATAACGGAATGGTCAGAACTTAGGTCAGCATCATTCCAAACTTAATTATATAAGGAAAGATAATTATGACAATGCGCTATATAAAAGAAACAGTTACCATTCGTGATTTTTTATTGCAGTGGTATCCAACTATTGATGTACAACCTGTAGGTCAACGACTTAATACAACAACTGTGCTTCTAGGTAAAACAAAACCTTCAAAGGCTCAAGGTATCATTGGAACAATTCTTGAAGGAATTGATATCGGACAGATTACTTTGGTGCGAACAGAAAATGCGTCATTCGTTTATGAAAGCATTGACGGTGGTCATCGTAAGAGATACATCAAATATTTTTTTGAGGGTGAGTTTCCGTTGTGGGGAACACAAACTTATTACAAAAATTTGTCAGCTGAGGACAAGAAAGCTTTTCTTGATACGGAACTTACGTTTTGCATCTATGATCCTCTTCCCACATTTCTCAAGGGATACATTTTTCGTACATTAAATGAGACAACGGATGTAAATCATCAAGAAGAAATGAATTCTTATGGTGAAATTCCAATTGCTGAACATGTTCGGGAGACTGTTCGTATCGTTGCTGGTATAAACAACAAGATTAATAAGTTGTTTTCTGCAAAGTTTGATACTAACAAGAAAGAATATATCTTTGATAACCTGTCTTTTAACAACCTTCATTTGAAAATGGATGAGGCTGTTGCTCGCTTCTATTTCCGTTTCTATGATGGTGGTGGTATCGGTAAGGCATCTGATAAAGACCTTGAAAAGATGTATGCAGATGAAAGTCTTACTGTGGATGAAATGGAAAAGTTAAAGAAGAAAGTTGATAAGTTGCTTTCATTCTTGAATGACATGGCATATGCCCGTAAGAATTCTATTAAGAAAGGTTTATATTGGAAAGAGTTTATCATGTTGTCTCGCCTATATTTTTACATGGAAGATACATATAAGGACTTTGATGTAATTGACAATACTGAATTCTATCGTGAATTCAAGAGGGTATTTGATTTATATACGGCAGCCTATCCAACAGGCAAGTATAGGAAGCTGATCAATTTACCTTTTGATAAGAGTGGTAGAACTGTAGTAGAAGCTTTCCGTGGTTATATGGGTCACTATGATACTTTTGAAAAGGTTAACCAAACTGTAGTATGGATGTTAGAAGATTTTGATATTCTCAAGTATGTTCAACTCAAAGACCCACGGCGTGCATTCCCCACAATTTGGAAAGAACAAAAGCTTTCTGAGCAAGATTTTGTAGATGCTGTTGATGGTAAACCATTAAATCTTGATAATTCTGTTATGGCACACATTACTTCGCATAAAGAAGGTGGCCGGACAGTGTGGAAAAACCTTGCAGTTACCTCAATGGTACATAATCAGGCAATGGGAACTATGAGTTTAGAGAAATATAAGGAACTTCTTGGTTTAAATATTGCCGCATAACATATGATTAAAAATCTTCTAGTAGAACACATTAGAAATAACGTGCCAGATAGTGAAATTGCCGTTTTGCTATCTGGTGGCGTTGATTCTATATCTGTAGGTCTTGCAGCTCATCATGCTGGTAAGAAGATTCATGCGTACAGTTTTCAACTAGGAGAACAAACGTCATATGATTTTGCAAAAGCAGCTGAAGTTGCTTATAAAATGCAATGGGACTTTACTCCAATCGTAGTTCCTAAAGAAAATTTAATTCTCGATTGGCACAGACTTGTAGAGTTGGGTTGTAGAAAAAAGACTCACTTTGAAACGGTATTTCCATTTTTGTATGTATATCCAGAAATAAAAGAAACTTATGTTGTAACTGGCTGGGGTGCTGATGGATATTTTGGTGTAAGTAAGAAGGCAATGATGCGTTATAGTTCAATGCAGAAAGGTAGAAACTATGTAGCATATTGTAAAGATCATAACCAGAAAAGATTAACCTTTAATCAGTTTAGAGAAGCTTATTTTGTAGAAGGACAATGTGCTGGATTAGATTGGCACAATAAATTGGTTATTGAACATAACAAGAAACATATTATACCATATCTTGATGAAGATGTGCGTGACTATTTGATGAGTAAAACTTATAGAGAATTAAATACACCAAAACAGAAAAATATTGTCAGAAGAGACTTTACAGAATTTAAAAAGTTTGGTAGAATAGAGACTCATATAAATTTACATCTTGGCGCTGGCGTGGATAAGTTGTTTGAAACACTGCTAAATAATAAGAAGATAAATTTTAGAAATCGCAAAAGAGTGATGGACGTTTGTAGAGATTGGAGCAATGGTATACTCCCCGTATAAATTACAAGATGTATATGATGCATC